AAGAGTATTATTAATTGGGAGGACAAAATGGCGGATAAAAAAGGTGAAGTGATCAAGGACCAAGGATTTGTTCCTTATGCCAAGCAGAAAAAGATAGCAACATCCAAGGGACCAAAGCCCGGAGCTGGCAAAGGTAAGTCAAGAGGTGGAGGAATCGCTAAACGCGGCAACAATTTTACTGGAGTATACTAATGCCTTGGCCAGTTACAGCAGCTAAAGGTATTGCCTCTCTTTTTAAAAAACCTAAAGGAGCAATCAAAAAAGGGCAAGAAGTATTAAGTCCTGCCACTCAACTTAGAAATGCACAGAGTGCCAAGCTCTTTGCACAAATGAATAAAAAGAACTATTCGGACGCTTTTAACAAAGCGAGAGCAAGAATTAATGATATGAACATGTCTTCCGCTCAAAAAGATGACGCAGTAGAAAGTCTTAGAACGTTTTATCGGAACCAACATTCTGAAGAAATGATGAGAGTAGCGAATTTAGGAGACCTTGCTAGACAAGCCCCTGTAACACCAGTTCCAGATCTAGTAAAACAAGGGCTTGCATTTGCTCTTGGTGGTGGCGCAGGTTATGGAGTCGCTAAAAACGAAGAAGCCATTATAGACATGCTGAAATCAACAAAACTTCCTACAAAAATTGACGTTGATTTTGGAATGACTCCAGCGGGAGAAATTTTTGAGGGCGTTGAAGGAGACTCTAACTTTGACCAAAGCTCCTATTTGCTTCCTTATGGAGCTTTGACTAAATTAGGTGAGACTCTTTTCAAAGAAGGAGGAGCAGAAGAAGATTTATTCCCCACGGAATTTGACGAAGTTCTCGAAGAACCCGGACTTGAAGAAGGCTCAGTAGGAGACTTATTGATCTGGAACAGTCTATTTAGGGATTAAATAATGGCTAATCCAGTTAAAATAGCCAAAGGGATTGAGTCTTTGTTGAAAAAGACAGCAAATCGGATGCGAGAAGGCAAAACAGGACAGTTCATTGGTAAAAACAGAAGTGAAGCGAGTTTTGGAAAGAAGCATCGTTACAGCGACTGGGATCGTTACAAACAAACAGCATACGTTGATACCGACCTTCCCTACAGTAAAAGATCACCAATGCAGCAAGCGGCAAGAGACCTTCTTCAAAAAGCCATTAAAACTGTGCAACCAAATATTGCAGACTCAACTGCACATACATATGCCCAGAACATGCTTACCGAACTTCGTAGAGCTCAGCAAGCAGCAATAGAAGCTAGAAAACTTAATAGATTTAGAGAAGCAGCAGAGTGGGAACTTAGGGCAAAAGAAGCTAATAGTGTAATTACTGACATAATGAAAAAAGTAACAGCTCTTGCTACAGTTCCAGCCGTTGCAAAAATGACGGAGGCAACCATGATGCCAGAAGAAAGCTTTGGAACAAAAGCAGGCAATTTACTAATAGATATTGTATCGCCAATACCGAGGTATAAATAATGGCAATGATTGGCGGAAATAAGCCGACGAACATTGATCGGATAGCGGATTTAATAGATTTAGATGTCGAAGCTGGGCAAACGGTTGAAATCGAAGAACCAATGCCAATGGACAGTGATGTTGCAGTTGAATTTGGTGACAACGGTGAAGCACAGGTTGATTTTTTCCCTGATGAAGCGGGAATGCAGCCAGAGGCTCCTTTTGATGCAAATTTAGCAGAATATCTGTCTGATCAGGACCTTGGTCGGTTAGCCAATGACCTTGTAGGAGAGTTCGAGGACGACCATGGCAGTCGTCTCGAATGGGAAGAAACCTATGTCAAGGGATTGGATCTTCTCGGTTTCAGATATGAAGACCGTGAACGACCTTTTCCCGGAGCATCAGGCGTAACCCACCCCCTTTTAGCAGAATCAGTTACCCAATTTCAAGCCCAAGCTTTCAAAGAGCTTCTTCCTCCCAAAGGACCTGTAAAAACACGAATAATGGGCACAGAAACCCCGGAAACCGAAGATCAAGCACGCCGAGTGGAAGATTTTATGAACTACGAAATCACCACTGTAATGAAAGAATACACGCCAGAAATGGACCAATTGCTGTTTTATTTGCCTTTAGCGGGCTCTGCTTTCAAAAAAGTCTATTTTGATGCCAGTAAACAGCGGGCAGTAAGCACTTTTGTCCCAGTTGAGGATCTCGTAGTGCCATATACGGCCAGTGATCTTGAAACATGCGAAAGAGTCACTCACATCGTAAAAATGACCTATAACGAGGTTCGCGCACAGCAATTAGCTGGTTTTTACCGTGATATTCCGTTGCAGCCCAGTGAAACAGGCATAATAGACGATGCGAAAAGCAAAACCGACGAACTGGAAGGCATTCGTCCGGGGGCAGCGGAAATGACTTATGAGCTCTTGGAGTTCCATGTTTCCACAGATATTCCCGGATTTGAAGATCCAGAAGGCTTTCACCTACCTTTTGTAATTACAGTAGACAGAACGTCAAATCAGGTGCTGTCTATTCGCAGAAACTACAATCCAAACGATCCGCTTAAAACCAAGATCCAATATTTTGTCCACTACAAATTCCTCCCGGGTCTGGGTTTTTACGGATTTGGATTGATTCACATGATTGGAGGACTTTCAAGAACAGCTACTGGAGCACTGCGACAACTTATAGACGCTGGAACTTTGGCAAACCTCCCCGCTGGGTTCAAAGCTCGTGGCTTGAGAATCAGGGACGACGAAACTCCGATAGAGCCCGGTGAGTTCCGTGATGTGGACGCACCCGGTGGAGCACTTAGAGATTCATTAGTACCGCTTCCTTATAAAGAACCTTCTGCGACTTTAATGCAGCTACTCGGTTTTTGTGTAGAAGCTGGACAACGTTTTGCTTCTATAACCAATTTACAAGTAGGCGAAGGCAATCAGGAAATGCCCGTAGGAACGACCATGGCGCTGTTGGAGCAAGGCACACGAGTAATGTCGGCTGTGCACAAGCGCTTGCATTATGCTCAAAAAATAGAATTCCAGATCTTAGCAAGAATTTTTGCTGAGTCTTTGCCACCACAATATCCTTATCAGGTTATTGGTGGCGACCAAATGATCAAACAGTCTGACTTTGACGATCGCGTTGATGTAATTCCTGTTTCCGATCCAAACTTTTTCTCCATGAGCCAACGTATTACCTTGGCTCAACAAGAACTTCAATTGGTGCAAGCAGCACCAGAGCTGCATAATATGAAAGAAGCCTATCGCAGGATGTATCAAGCGTTAGGTTCTGAAAACATAGAAGCTTTATTATTACCAGATCCGCCGCCTCCCGCTCCTATGGACCCCTCTCAAGAGAACGGGGCGGCATTGATGGGTGCACCTCCGACGGCTTTTCCAGAACAGGAACATATGGTTCATATAGAGGTGCATCTATCTCTTTTAGAAAGTCCGGTGGCCATGATGAATCCGGCAACGGTACCTTCTTTGGTGTCACATATTTTTCAACATGTTACATTGGAAGCACAAAAGATGGCGGATCAACAGATGCCAGAACAACAAATGCCACAAGGAGGAAACGGCATGATGCCTCAAATGCAAGAAGGCGGAATGATGCCTCCGGGCGGACCTCCGGGAATGCCTCCGGGCGGACCTCCTCCACCAAATCCACAGAAAGAAGGGCTAAAGGCACAAATAGAATTGCAGTTGCTAGAGCAAATTATGCCTAGACTGGAAGAAATATTATCACCACCAGACGATGGAGTGGTACAATTGAAACAACAAGAGTTGGTGATCCGTGAGCAAGAAAACGAAGACGATAAACAACTTGCTGAACAAAAGCTTAAACTGGATGCGGCAAAATTGGCGCAAAAAGATAAAGCGGATGCCAAAAAAATAAAATCTCAGAAAGATATTGCCAAGATGAAAGTGGCAGTTGATGAGGAAAAAATAAAATCTCAAGAAGATATCGCGGTTTTAAAGTCTAGGGCAGAAGAAGAGAGAACCAAGTCTCAGGAAGACATTGCGGCTTTGAAAGCAATTACGGACAGAGAGAAAAACAGAGGTAAATAATGGCTAGAGGAAGAAGAGGAGGAAGAGGACCAATGATTCCTCCTATGATGGAACCGCCTATGCCATCGGGACCCCCTATATCAAGAGTTCCATTTGAACAACCACTTATGCCTATGGCTCCTAAGGTAGTAGAAAAAGTAAAACAGATGGTTCCTACATTTCCACCAAAAGCAGTAAAAC